CGATTACCGCTTCGGCGATCGCCGAGTTCGTGGCGGTCCCAGCCGCCCACGTCGTCTGATAGGTCACCTGCCATCCGGCGTCAGTTCCGGTAACCGCTGTCGCAGTAGGGAATGTGGCGTCGAACGCTGCGTTGCTGCCGGTGATGTAGGTGACGCATGCCGCGCCCGCCCCGGACTTCGCAACTGCCGTCGTGCCGGTCCCAAGCTTCATGCCCGTCACCCGGGTCGGGGCGGATGCGTTCGCGGGCTGCACGCCCGCGATCGCCTGCTCCGTGTAGTACCGGTCCCCGTACGTGCTGATCAAGTTGTGGAACGGGGTCGCCAGGCCACCGACGGTGAGGACGCCGTACCCGTACATCCGCGCCCCGGACGCGAGCGCCACCCGGCGCCCACGGGCAGCGGCGACGTCGAGGGCGTCCCGGACGTCCCGCGGGCTGGCCTCAAGCAAGTGCAGTGTCACAGTCGCCCCTTCCTCTGTAGGTTGTCGACGGCGCGCTGCAGCCAGTCCTCCAGCTGCGCCTGGCTACCGATCGGCGCATAAACGTTCAGGGCGACAGACATCCCGCCGCCGCCACTGCCGGCGAGCATCCGTTCAGTGTCCGGGTTGGAGTGGACCATCGACCCGGACGGGAGACTGACCAGCTCCCGGCCCTGCTCGCCGACCATCGTCAAGTTCCCGCGGGCTCCGCCGGTCGCAGCGGACCCGATGATCCCGCCCGAGGCGCGGGCCGTGGGGATGCCGCGGAGGGCCGCGACGTTCCCGGATGTCTCGACGTTCACGTAGGCGCTGACGGTCCGTCCGTCGATACTCCTGAGTCCGTTCAGTATCGAGTTGAGTTTGCGCGCCGCGCTGGCGGTATCGAGGACTGCGGTGGTCTTCACGATCGGTGGGAGGCCCAGCAGTTCACGGGCGTATCGCTGGGCCTGGGTGCGGGTCTTGCCCATCGCAATGTAGAGGTTGATCAGCCGGTCCTCACCGACGATCATGATTGCGTTCTGGTACGACTGTGCCTCGCCTGCGGCCGCTGACGAATCCCGCCACCTCCTGGTGGTGGCCGCAACTGCGTCGATGGCAGCTTCGTTCGCACGCCCCTTCTCCGTACCGATGTCCAGGGTCTTCCCGTTCTCTCTCAGAGATTCCGTGGCTGCGTCGATGGCGGCCTGGAAGCCGCGGGCGTCGGCGCGCTGCGCCAGCAACGCGGTCGTCAAAGAGTTGAGCTTGGCCTTCGCCTCCTCCGCGGAGTCCCCAAAGTTCGTCATCCCGCCGGCCGCCGCCGACAGGTCCGGGGCGAGACCGGCATAGGCGGCCTTGATCTCGTCGACGGACATAATGTTGCCGTCCATCGCCTCCGACCATATTTCGAAGGCAACGATCGCGCCGCGCACTCCGTTGATCGTCCACTCGATCACCGTGATCAGCTGACCGAGAGCCTCGATCGCGTACGGTGCAGCCGCTGCAGCGGTCTGGAACAGGTCCCCGATCGAGGAACCAAGCTCCGGTAGCCGAGCAGCTATCGACTCCAAGACTGGTCTCGACTGCTGCAGCATCGAGATGAATCCCGGCAGCGCGTTGTGGATCAGGCCGGCCAGGCCCCGGGCGAGCGGCTCCACCGCCCCGGCCACTGCGTCGAACCCGATCCTGATCGTCGGCAGGTCAGCGGCGAGCTGCCGCTGGAAGATGTCCAGTGCCCCGGCCAGCGGGGCCGCCATCCCTGCACTGGCTTCCCGGAAGCCCTGCGTGAACGTCCTGCCGAGCTTCACTCCGGCGGCCTGGACGGCCGGGTTGTCCTTCTGCAGCAGCGCTGCCGCGCCGATCATCCCGGCACCGGCACCGGCTATCAGGGCTCCGGCAAATACGTTCCCGAGAGGCCCGGCGACAGCGGCGGCACCACCGACCGCGCCGACCTTCAGCGCGGTCCCAAACTTGGACGTGAAGGACGGCGAGGACAGGGACCCGACGAACCGGTGCAAGGCGCTCTCGGCGGGCTGCATGTCCGCCTCAGCCTTCAGCTTGATCGTCTTGCGAAGGTCATCGGCCTTCCGCTGCATCACAACGATTTTCGCCTCAGCGGCGGCGATGTCCGCGTCGATCTTCAGTTTCCGGTCGCCGGTCGCACCGTCGGCCTGCTTCTTGAGCTTGTCGACCTTCTGCGTAGCGGTGACAACGTCAGCGTCGATCTTCAGTTTCTTCGCGTTCAGATCCTCAAGCGCCCGAACGGTTTCCGCCTTGAAGGTCCGCACCCGCGCGGACGCCGTCACAAACGCTGCGGCCGTGTTGTCCTTCCCGTCGACGACGACCCGGACCTCATTCGCCACCCCACTCACCTCCTCTCTCGGGTGTACCCCGCTCGACCACTCTCAGCAGGTGCAGGAACCTGGCGTCCTCGGCGAGCAGCTGGCTTGGCAGGCAGTGGAACCGCTCGCACAGGCCGATAATCAGCTCTGCCTCGGCCAGCTCTACGGGCTTACCGTCATCACCTCCGCCAGCGACGCCTCCATCTCCTGCCCCGGTGAGCCCGGCTCCGGCGAGAGCCCGCCACCGGTCGAGCCTGACCCCAAAGGGCGCGACACCCCAGCCACGGCGACCATCCACCCGGCGATCATCCGGGCCATGAACTCATGGTCGATCTGCGCGACAACCTCCCGGGTCAACGGGATCGGCGTCCCGTCCGGCCGGGCCATGTTCCAGCCGGTTGAGCAGTCGCAGAACATCGCGAGCAGCGCGGTGATGTCGTCCGGGTCGGACGTCAGGAACCCGCCCTGCAACCGAATGATCGTCAGCAGCTCGTCGATGCTGACCCGCCGGGTCCGCAACTCCAGCCCCTCCATGGACGGGTCAGAGAAGTCGACGACCACCACCGCCGGATCGTAGACGAAGGCCATGCCGGTCAGCCCCACGTCGGGACGATGCCCGAGGACAGGACCCCCGGGACGGCGTACGTGAACTCTCCGGACGCTGACCGGGTCAGCGGGTAGTCCGTGTACAACACCTCCGGCGCAAGGGTTTTCGCGCTGATCGCGAGACTTGTCGTGCGCGCAACCGACGTCGAGGGGACCGTCTTGAACACATCATGGGAGTGATCCGCCTCAATGTTCAGCGGTCCGTTGATGGTGATCGAGAAATCGGCGAGCAGCAGGATCCGCTCCATTGCCGACACGTCGATACCCGTAACGTCCTGCACACCCCGCGGCGTCGAGAACGCCAAGTTCGTGAAGTCGTTCCCAATCGCCTTCGCCGACCCCGCACTGTCGTCGACAGACAGGGTCATACCCAGACCGGACTGCTTGGCCATGGCCTTCTACCTCCTACGCTCGCTGCTGCTCAGCCCTGCTGGAACCTGTCGGACAGCCGGCCCTGATGTTCGGCGAAATCCTCGACCCAATCCTCCGTCCGCACATGCCGGTACGTCTCGATGCCGCGGGGGTTGCCCCGCCAGTCCCCGCCCTGCACCAGTAGGAGCGGGTCACGCCCGACCGGGATCGTGTGCTCGACCGGGCACCGCTGCCCCGGCCCGTACGCGAACCGGACCCGACCGTCCGGCAACGTCTCCTCCACCGGGCGGCGGGTCCGGTCATGACGCAGGTAGTACGCCTGCCCCGCCCCCAGGTCGGTTCCCGGGTCGACCGTGATCTCCCAGCCCTTCCGCCACGCCGCACACCCAGCCTCATCGCAGGTCGCCGTACGGTGCTGCTGCGTGAGCCGGTACGTCTTCAACGCCGACGCCGGGAGCAGCGGCTTGATCCGCATCCCGTCCGGGCTCGGGATCATCTGCATGGGGTCAGTCCCTCGCCGTCAGGTTCCGGGTGAACGCAACCGCGAACACGCCCGGGTTGAACGTCCCGGACGACGTCACCCGCACATACCGGCGCACGGTCGCCGTGGTCCCGCCGGCCAGCCGCTGCGACCCCGGCCCCGGTGCCGTGACCGCGGTGAACGCGCCGCCCGTCAGCGGCGTCCAGTCGGTGCCGTTCGCGGAGTCCTCCAGGGTCAGCGTCACGCTGGTCCCGGTCACCGCGAAGACGTGCGCGTACGCCTGCCACCCGAACGACGTGGAGGCGGTGGTCTGGTCGACCGTCGCCCCGTTCGTCGCCGCCGTGTCCGTCCGCTTCCCTGCGGTCAACTGGACACCCCAGTCGAGCGGGTACAGGTTGCCCTGCCGGGGCACGCTGAACGTAAACTCCCCGCCCTGGGCGCGGGTCCCGGCGTAGTCGACCTGCTTGGTCAGCAGCGACGCCGCCGGATACCCGAGAGTCGTCCCAACCCCGGCCGTGACGATTACGTTGCCGGTCGGCAACGCGGACAGCGTCGGATGCGCCGCACCCGCTGTCGGGTTGAAAAACGACACCGCGTCGATCCCGGCGTCATGCAGGGCGCCGATCCGGGCGTGCGCTCGCAGGTCGATCGACGTGACGTCGAGGGGCGCGACCCCTCCGGCGATCCTGCCGAATGCCTGTGTGTCCCCGGACAGGTCGACACCGCCGACCCACCACGTCATCCCGAGACCGTTTTGCTTGGCCATCAGCTCACCACCCCTCTCATTCCGCCTGGCTCCAGAGATCGTTGACGATGCAAGGAACCGTCAGGTCCATGATCCGGAACAGCTTCCCGTCCTGCGTCAGATACCCCGCGCGCGCCGACAATGGAACCCCAGCAGCGCCAAGACAATCCACGTTCCGGATCAGACCACCGAGCGTGAAATCCCCGGTGTACGCGCCCATCAGGACATCCACCGCAGCCACCACCCGCGGGTCGATCGCGTCCTGCGGCTCGGTCAGCATCGGCGAATACACCCGCTGCACGAACTCGACCCGACTGGTCGTCGCCGCCAGACCCGACCCGGCCGGCATCGGGCCGATCGCTTGACACCAGATCGCCGTCGTCAGCCCCACACCAGGGCTCGACTTCGGCTCGTGATTGAGCACGGATTCGAACAGTCCGGACGCCGCCGAGTGGGAGGTGAGGGCGTTCAGGATCCCGGTCGCGTTGAGGGTCATCCGAGGTCACCGCGCCTCTTGTCGAGTTCCTCTTGCATGATGGCGACCACCGTCCCAGCCTCGCTCAACTGCTGAGCGATGGTCCGGAAATGCGACCAGCCAGGGAAGCCAGTCGAGTCGTTCCGGCGGGTACCGCCCTCAAGCCACGCCCCGTACACCGACCCCCGGTCCGTGACGATGCTGGTGTTCGCGGCACGCTGGACGGTGATGTTCGACTCGTACGACCCGGTGTCATGGTGCGCCTTCTGTCGCACCATCTCCCGCAGTTGGTCCCGCACGAGATCCCCCGCCCGAGAGGCGGCGACGTCTTCCGCCGCCGCAAGTGCACGCTCAGCGCGCCCATCGAACAGGGGCCCGCTGACCTCGACGCTCATATCGCACGCATCCGAGCGCGACGCCCGTACAGCCGGTGCGCCTGTCGGCGCAGGTCCGCGAGGCCGGCGAGCGATGCGTTCCGCTCACCCTCACCGGACCCGACGGTCCGGGCGTACCCGGCGCCCTCCTGCTCGTACCGGACGATCGCCTCAGCGATCGCCAGGTCCCTGATCAGCCCGGGCGGCGCATGCCGACGGACGACCGTAGCCGTGTCATGGGCGGCCGCCGTGGTCCCGAGGGCCCCACGCACCACCGTGAGCGTCCGCAGCGCATAGATGGTGGCGAGCGCCGCGTGGGTGGCGAGCACGGTCCCGTCATGCGCCCGCCGGACGGTGAGGGTGGTGCCTGCCGCGTCGACGACCAGCATCCGCTCGGAGTCAACCAGGACCGTCTCCCCCACCACGGGGATACCGGTCGTCGACGAGCAGGTCAGCGACACGTCCGCCGCCGACGCGGTCAGCGAGTCGGCTGAGTGGATCGTTACCCCGGTGGAGGCCATCGACCGGCCGGTCACGGTCATGTACTCGGTGCCGACCAGGATCGTGTCGCCGGTCCCGACCAGGCTGGAGTCGGTGACGTCAACCCCGGTCTCGCTGCCGTCGAGGGCCTCGGCCAGCGCCCCGGCCGCTTCGGTGTCAGCGCCGTACCCGAAAAGCGCGGTGAGGGCGATTGTCCGCTGGGAGGTGGACCCGCCCCCGAAGGTCGCGCTCGATGTGAGGTCCAGTTCGATCCGGTCGTACGGGGGACCGTCGCCGTTGGGCTCCAGGTCGTAATCGGCGGCCGCGATCGCGACGCCGCCCGCGGTCAGCGTGGTCACGGAGATGACCTCGTGCTGCTCCAGCCACAGCGTCTGAGCCGGCGTCGGCTGCGGGTCGGGCCAGTCGAAATACCGGGTCGCGGCCAGCGGGTAGAAGTGGCGGTGCGTCAGGCCGTCGATCGAGCGGGACGCGGACTCGATGGCGCGGATGATCTGCTTGTCCGCGTAGGCGGATGCCTTGACGTCGAGTGCGGACTTGACGTCCTCGACGGTGCAGTACTTCACAGCAGCGTCCAGGTCCAGGTGGGCGCGGAGCTGTACGTCAGGGTGATCGTCTTGCCGGAGGGGACGATCACCATCCCAGAGGTGAGTCCCGTAGCGACCCCCCCGACGGCGATCGCGGTGACGGTGCCACCCGCTACCGCCACCGCACAATTGCGCCAGAACGCATTTGTGTGTGCCACGGTCGTAGCGGGTACCGCGGGCGCCGTCACCGGACCTGCCGCAACGTCTATGCGCCGGACGTTGAGGTTACCGGCCCCGTTTACCCGCGGCGCCTGATTCAACGCCGCCCACCCGACCTCCCCGTACAGCAGGTTCGCCGAGTCGTTGATATCCCAGGTCGATCCGGTCCCACCCTCGGTAGAGGCTTTACCGATAACCAGGACGCCGCCGCTGCCGGTCTCTCTGACGGTACCTAAGCCGTCCAGGTAGGAAATGTTCGACCCGTTCATCTCAGCAATAAGACTCGCAACGTACACGGCGTGACCGCCACCGTTTATCGTCAAGCCGAACGCGTTACAGATTACTGCAATCTCCTGCGCATTCAGGTGCTCTGCTGCGAGCACCCCGAATTCGAATCCGCAGGCATGGAACCGGGTGATGACCTGGTGGGCGTTGTTAGTGGTGAGCGGGGTCCGTAGTCCCCACGAGTCTTTACCGGGCTGCGACCAGACCTGCGCGTAGGTCAGGGGGAAGTCGGCCGTGGCGCCGCACATGTCCAGGTTTATCTGAGACACCCCGCACAGATCCCATCCTGAAATACTGGGATTGCGGGGCGTGACGATCACGATCCCGCGTGCGTGGAACAACATGTTGGAGAAATCGGCTCCGGACCCAGAGCCCTGCTCGGGGGTCCACGTGCCGACCACCGCCGGGAGCCCGTAGGTCGCATTATACGATTGGTGCGTGAGTGTCGACTTAATGATTGTCCCGTTGCGCGGCGGAACCGTTTGAAAACCGTTGGAAAACCAGGCTGCCGATTGGACGCCGACCCATGACAGGGTTGCTTTCGGCTTCAACGCGCGATCCCGGAACGGGAGAGGGATCTGTGCGCACGCTTTGGCCGCACCCCCATTGATCGGTGCGGCCATGACCAAATAGGTGCCCGGCTCGAAGATAACCTCCGCGTACAATCCGAAAGGATTCGCATCGATATACGCTTCCGCCGCCGTATTGGCTGCGTTTATCCCGGCCGTGGAATCCGTCCCCCAGTCGGCCAGGGTTCCGGTCGTCGTCGCACCAGCTGTAGCAGCCAGCGTGACCTGAGTCGCGCTGCCCACACTACTGATAGTCGTGATCAGATCCGCGCCAGCCACACCCGCGCCGAAAGCGACGAAAGCTTTACCCGCGTCGCGGGCGGCGTCGAACGTCGCCGTCGCAGACGTGACGACAGCAGACGTGTTGGTGGTGACCAGGTCATAGACCGTCCGGCCGTCAGCGACGGCCCCGTAATCCTCGACCGGGAACTGCCACGGCGAGGACCCGGCACCCCACCCGAGAGTGAGAGGACTGACGGCGGTGACCACAGGGGACTGACCGACCGCAGCGGTCCCCGCCGGAAGTGGCGCGAACGCGTCCGTAAGCGCACTGTCCGCAGCAATGGCGGCCGGTGTCATCGTCGCTGCGGAACCCAACCCAAGAGCTGTCGCGATCCCCGTGAGCGCGGCAGTGGACACGATCGCCCCGGATGCAACAAACCCATTGAATTCGTCGACACTGAATCGCGTCGGGTCGACGACGCTGCCTGGGCCATACGAGGCCGTCTGCCCATTCACCGCACGCAACGTCAGATACGACATCGAAGGTTCCTCCCGTCAGGCACTGTCAGGGACGCCATCCGTCGAACGGGCAGTACAGCTCGCCCCGCGGCCCACTTCTCAACGGTTCACCGTCGTTCGGGCATGCCGTCGGCGGCGACGTCTTAGCGGCGTCGGCGTCGGCCCTGGCCTCCGCCAGGATCGACAGCAACGTCTGCCACGCCATCAGCCACCACCTCCCCCACAGACTGAGCTGCCTGCCCCGGCACGGGGGGAACCGGGGCCGGCAGTCCACAGTGCGGGCACGCCGGAAGCCCGACCGCGTAGGCGGTCGAGCAGCCAGCGCACACCTCCAACATCAGGTAGTCGCCGCCGCGACCGTGGCGCCAGCGGTCAACGGGACGTACCGGCAGTACCACTGGATCGCGCCATCAGCGCCAGCACCAGTGATCACCGACTCCACCTCACCCGTGGTAGCGACGAACCGCAACGGCTCACCGCACCCCTTGACCAGGCCCGGAGTAGCAGCCGTCGCCAACTGCCCGCAGATCACCGTGCCGGCCGCGGTGTCAGTGGTCCCAAGGTCGGTGGCCGTCGCGATGACGACCGTGTCACCGGTCGTCGGGTCCGTCTGCACGTTGACCGTGTTCGCCCCAGCCATCGCTGTCGCGCACTTGCCCCACATCTCGATGAGGACCTCACCGCCCGCCACCGTGAATACCTGGTGCGTTGCGGCGCCGGCAATGGTCTGCAACTGCCCCGTGACCGGGAAGCCGAGAATTGCCTTGGCGTACGCGGACGCGTCGTCGAGCACACTCATGATTCAGCCTCCTCAGGCGTTCGCTGCACCGGGGTTCAGCAGGTTCGGGAGGTTCGCCGGGGCCCGCTGCACCAGCAGACCGACCTTGAGGTACAGGAAGCACGCGAGCTGCGCGTTGTTGCTGAGGTCGGCCTGGTTCACCGAGATGTGCGTGTACCCGTCGGTGAGGTCCGCGGCCTCCACGTGGATCACGTAGATCTTTTGCTTCTGCGCGTCGTCCGCGACCGCAGTCATGATCGCGGCAGCGGTCTGGGTGGTGGCCACCCACGGCTCGTCGTTGTCGAGCAGCGTCTCCGACTTCCGGTAGATCGTGGCCATGGTGGCCAGGTCCGCGGTCGTGCCGCTCGTGTAGGCGGTGTGCTGCTGCAGGCTGGGGACAGGGTCGTCGCCGTCCGTCCCGGCGGCGTAGACGAGGACGATGTCGACGCCCTTGCAGTCCTGCAGGCTGATCCGCTTGCCGGTCGCCCCAGCCGTGCTGAGGTCCACCGGGGCGAGCGCCAACCCGATGTCGTAGTCCTTGCCGAGTCCGAGCATTCCCGTACCTTCCTGTGTCGATCGATCGGGGGTCAGGCGCGGACTGCGAGCTTCACGAACGCGGACAGCGTCGCGGTGGACTGCGCCGGAGTCAGGGCCGACAGCAGCAGGGGGCGGCCATCGACGCGCTGGATCAGCCGGTACGCCAGCTCATCCGACTGGAACAGCAGGTCTTTCGACACACCCCAGCGCATGGCCTGCCGGTCACCGATCGCGTAGTACGACAGGTCGACCAAGCTGATGTCCCCGGCGTCGCCGACGGTCGGAACCTTCTCGGTGAAGTACAGCGGGCGCCCGAGGATCCTGGCGGGCGGGCCCTCGGTACCGTTGTTGATCCACACCGTGGACCCGCCGGTACCGACCTGCTGCGCCATTGACGCCAGCTCATACAGAGTGTCAATGTTCGCCACCCACACCGCCGAACCCAGCGACGTCGGCAACATCCGGGAGAACATCTTGATCACGTTCTGCCACACGATCGTATCCGCGGTCTGGGCGGTCTCCTTCGTCACGCTGATCGCCGCCGGCGAGTTCAGCCAGCCGAGAGGCTGGCCGACACCGTTGCCGTTGACGAACGCGTAGTCCTCCGACCAGGTCAGCGCCTTCGGCATGTTGGCCATGAACCACGCGTCGAACGCCGGCGCGTCCTCCGACAGCTCGGACGGCACCTCCGCGTACGCCGTCAGCTTCGACGCGTCCAAGCGGACCTTCGCGAACTTCGCCGACGACGCCGTCAGCGTCGCGGCCTCGGCGGCCCAGTAGCAGATCACCCCACCGAACAGGGACTGGCTGGCGTGGGTGGTCTCGTCGACCGCCGGGATGTCCAAGGTCGCCGTGGACATCGGGATGATGGTGGCGCGCGGCCGGGTGATCGCCGTCTCCAGGGCGACCTGCATGATGTCCTGCCGGAACTCCTCCGGCACCAAGAACCCACCATCCGCGGGGATCGTGGTGCCGTACGAGTTCTGGATCTTCGACAGCTTCCCCAGCTGGTCAACCAACTCCGGCATCCCGCCCAGCCGATCACCCATCGCCGGGCTACCCATGGCTGCGGCGAACAGGAAGTCGGCCCGGTTGCCGAACACGCCATCCGCGCGAGCGCCAGGAGCGGATGTGGCCCGCGCACTCAGCGCCCGGCCGCCCAGGTCGACCTTCTTCGACTTCGAGCCGTTGGCCTTCAGGTACTCGGCCATGCTGGCCTGCACCTGCTCCTCGATCTGCTGCGAGATCGTCTCGTCCTTGCGGACCGAGGCGGCCGCATAGTTCGACATGAACTCCGTGAACTGAGGAGTTGCTTTCCCTTCCTCATCGAAGAGGCTCCCCATCTTCGCGGGGTCGGACAGCCACTCCTCAAGTTCATGAGCGGCCTTCGGAATGGCAGTCACTTGAACGCTCCCTTCAGAGCCTCGATCACATTGTTGACGTCGAACTTCGCCGCCGGCTCCGGAATGAGAACCGGGTCGGGTGCTTTCTCGCGGCCCGCGTGCTGGTAGATCGACAGGTCCCACCGGTTCTGTGCGTCGTCACCGGCCGACCCGGTACCGGTGTCCACTGAGTCAGCGAGACCAGCGTCGACCGCTTCCTGCGCCGAATACCACGTTTCCGCGAGCATCACCGCCCTACACTCCTCCGTGGACTTGCCGGACTTCTTCGCATAGATGGATGCCACATTGTTGGAGACCTGATCCAACCTGTCGCCCATCTTGTGCATTGCGGCGGCCGGACCGATCTCGATGCTCCACGCGTCGTGAATCATCAGCTCGGTGTTCTGTGACATCACCAGCTCATTCGCGCCACATGCAATGAACGACGCCGCACTCGCGGCCAGCCCATCCACGATCGCGGTCACCCGCGCCTGATGCTGCCGCAGCGCATTCAGGATCGCGATCGCTTCATGCACTTCGCCGCCAGGCGAGTTGATGTGCAGCCGGATCTGCGTCGCGTCGCCGAGCTGATCGAGGGTCGCGAGGAACTCCTGAGCCGACACACCCCAGTACCCGCCCCAGGAGTCGATCGGGTCATAGAGCCGGACCGTCGCCACCCCAGCCTCATCAACCGACCCACCCGGGACTTTAGCCAGGATCGGAGGCTTCACCCTCCCCTCAGGGTTCCGCCGCCCCCAGAACCTGTACAACGCCGTCACGGTGCAACCTCCACTTCCGACGCAGGCACGTCGTCCGGGTTCAATGCGGGACCGGCAGGGACGCCAGGAAGCCCCGTCGTTGCTGGTGGCCCGACCCACCGCATCGGCGGAAGACCCATCGACGCGAGCACGTCATCCGGATGCCAGCCCGTCGCCGCCAGCGCCTTCGCGCCCTCCGTCTTCGACTTCCGCTCGGCCGCCTCAGCGACCTCGTCCTCAGGGATCTCCGCATCAAAGTCGAACTCAACATTGGCTCCGGGCGCCCCGTACATCGGGAGCAGGTCACTATTCAGGGCCTGCTTCCAACGCTCCAACCTCGGCTTCCTGCGGTCACGGGCGAACGTCATCATGGCCGCCTCAGCCGTCGCCCGGTTCACATCCTCAGTCAGACCCAGCATTGTCTTCGAGATACCGAACGCCTCCCGGATCACCTCACGAGAAACATTCCGCAACTGAACGAACTGCATGTCCTCATGAGAAACGCTGCGGTCCTTCCACTTCATACCATTCTCGAGAACCGCCACCCGGTGCGCGTTATACACGCCCTGGTGCCGCTCCTGAAATTGGCGCCGCAGCTTGTCCAGCTCCCGGTCCACCAGCTCATCATCCACCTCGATGATCCCGCCAGGCTGCGCACCATTCAGGAAGAACCGACGATTCCACTCTGCGGATAGCCGAGCGCTCTCAAGGTCGGCAAGAATCGACTGGACCGGACCCAACCCACGGAACGGATCAACCGGATTCGGCACACGAATCTGAACAACCTCATCCAACCCCAACGGGATCCGCTCACCATTCGGACCCAGATACACCCACCCCGCCAAGAACTCCTCCGGATCCGGAACCGGCAACATCCGCGACGGAAGAATCGGCCACAACTCCACCGGCAACGCGAACCCCTCCACCCGCACCACCAGCAGATACCCCTCACCCACCAACTCCACATGCTGCTGAACAGCCTCCACCAACTCCTGGCGGGTCATGAACAGGTTCGGGCGCCGCCACAAATCCAGGGCCGCATGCCGGGTGACCTCACGGCGCGGCGACATCGGATCATCACGCAGACCATGCGCCCGGTACATGCACCACGGCGCCAGCGACGTCGACTCCGCCAACGTCCGCACGATCGAGTAGAGCGTCCCCGTACCCGTCATCGCGTTGAGCTGGCCATCCATGCCCGCAGCGGAGACGGCCGGCCCCGACAGCAGCCCGCCACCACTGCCGGCCACCAGAGGCACCCGCCGCGACGCCGCCGCAGCGAACACCCCACCCAGCAGCGACCTCACCCAGTCACCCGCCACTCAGCGACCAGCAGCACCAGCCCAGCCACCACCCACCCCAGCACCGCCGACACCAGGAACGCTGCGGCGACGAAACACGCCATCGACCCGACGAACAGCAGCAGCGGCCGGACCGCCGACCACGCCGCGACCAGCACCCGGGCCAGCCCCACACGCCAGGCGCGCACGCGAGGGACACGCAACCGGGCCGTGCCCGCATGCGCTACAGACATCCCCACGACCGCAGTGTAGGCCGTCACTTGTAGGAACCCCACAACCCAACGGCCACGAACCCCCCGCCCAGGCCAGGGAGATTGTAGGGAACCTACAACCAGTGCACGTTGTGCTCCCCCACCGGCCGCCGCGCCTTCAACACCGCGCCACCCGCCGCGTACCCCGCGTCAACATGACCGGCGCCCTTCCGGACAAACCGCCACCCATCCCCCGCAGGCCACTTCTTCGCACCCAACACGTGATCCGTCAGCAGCGGGTCACCCCCATGCCGCAGACGCCCCGACCGCACCAACTCCGCCAACCCCATGCACGCCGCCACGCTGTCAGCCGACCCGAACGCCTCGAACTTCAACGCCTCCAAGTCCGGCTTCAGAGCGGCCGCCGGCCCAGCCGGGAAGAACCAGCGCTTCCTCGGCTTCACCACCGCCACCAAATCCGGCAACTCCACCCGCGCCACCTCCGTCGCCTGCTCACCCGACCACGCCCGCACCACATCGACCAGCACCCGACCATCGTCATCCTGAGCCGCCGCCACCAAGCTCACGTGCCGCCCATCCGGAGACACGTCCAGGGCGACCACAACCCGCGACCGCAGCCCATCCAACGTGAGCGCCTCATCAAGGCACGCCGCCCACGCCTCCTTGGTCACCGGGACGTCGTCCGGGTTCTCCTCAGACAGGCACATGCACTCCCGCTTGAAGCCGGCCAGCTTCTCACCGCCCACCGCCATCGCCTTACGGGCATCCGACAACAACGCATCAGGGTCGATCGTGATACCCAGCGACGGGTTCGCCTTCGCCAGCTGGACGAGGTCGTCCGGCCGGGCGCCCTCGTCGCAGGACCACTCGAACCATCCGGTTCGCTGATCACCCTCACCGGTCTCGATGAACCTCAAGGCCGCCGCCCGCTCATCGTTCAGGACGACAGACCGGTCCGTCCCCGCGTTCGACAGGGTCCAGCACTGGAAGTCCCGCACGGCGTTACCAGCCGGGACAGCGGCATCCCACGCGCTGTAGTCGTGATGCTGCCGCAGCTCGTCGAGCACCAGCCGGTGAATCGTCAGCGACCGGCCACCCTCCTCATTCGCTGCCGCGATCTTGTACCTGGCGTCACCAATCCAAGACTCCTGCTCTCCGTTCGCCTGCCGCGTCCACTCCCGACGCTTCGCCGGAATGACACCCTTCAGCCCAGGCGCCTTCTCAGCCAACCGGACCGCCTTCATCCACGACTCTTTCGCGTAGTCAATCTTCGTGGACGTACCGAGAACCATCGGAACTTCCTCGACCGTCTGCCAGTACAGCGACAAGATCACCGGGATTTCCGTCTTGCCATTTTGGCGGCTCACTTGGACGTGCACGACCCGGAACCGCGGCCGCCCATCCGGCAACAGCTCCCCCCCGTGAATCACACTCCAGCGCTGCCAGGGCAGGAACGGCCGGGCCAGCGTCTCGTCCGCGAACTCCACCTGATCAAACCCGAGCGACGTCTCCGGCGTCAGCGCGCACCCGCACCCGCACGGACCCGGCGGGCCGGTGATGAGCGGCGGCGTCCAGATCCTCGGCAGAGTCGACCCAAGAACCTCCTCAGCCCGGCCGCCGAGCCCGGGCCCGATCCCGGAGCCGGGCGAGGGAACCGCCATCAACGTCACCCGTGCCACCTCCAGCCACCGCCGCAGCCGTCGACTTCGTCATCCCCAATGCAGCCAGGACGGCCAGCATCTGCGGGCCCAGCTTGGCCAGGTCCCCAGCCTCGGCGTCGAGCGCCACCGCGTACGCCTCCGCCAGCGCCACCGTCGCACCATGACGCGCCTCCAAGTCGGCCGCCAACAGAGCCGCAGTCAGCGCCTGGGTGACCGGCGCGCGCCGGCCGGCCCTGCCTGTGACTGCGGGGCGCTTCTCGCGGCGTGGCCTGGCACCCCCGCACTCCGGGTGCCGGCGGCGACGCGCACCAGGCCCCGACTGCTCGACCGGACCACCACAACCCTCACAGATAGTCACCATCAGTCACTCCCTGTCGATCATTGAGCGCTCACCGACCCGGAGAGAGAGAGTCCAC